GGCGAACTCAATTGTTCTGTTCAAACCGTTGTGGGACACGACCGGGGGGTAGACCCCCTGGCCGCTGACAACAGTCAGGTTGTAGCCTCGGCTACCCGCCCCTTGAGGGGCGAGGACCGCCTTTCACAGGCGGCTAGGAAGCAATTGGCTTCCTTCGAGCGGTCTCTTGTGACCGCTCTTCATGCTTGTCGGGTTAACCCAAAAGACAAGCGTGCAGTTGCGTGGATACGCAACCGGAAACAGGCGTACGTCCGAAATGGACAAGCCTATTTGATCTGGTTTAAGAACCAGATTCAGTACCTCCTTAGAGATACGATGTGCCGACATCATTGGCCGGCACAGAGGAGGAATGAGATTATTCCTTCTTGGATCTCCCGATTTACTAGGGTGATCCAGTGGTGCAAACTTCGTCGTTCGCTACCACGGTTGATCAAAGATGATCAGCCGCTTATTGACGATTTGGTCAATAGGCTCTGTACTCCAGTTGAGTACAAACCTTCCACTATTTTAGATGTGGGAAGGTGGCTTGGTCGAACCAAGCTCGATGATGGAATAATGTCCGATTGGATCACATCATCTGCGACGAGTACATCTACTCGTCGAGAGGGAGGTATGTTACGTGACCTCTCCCAGATGGATTCCTCAGGGATTTTTGAATCCACCCTCGAAGTTGACAGTCCGTCAACTATGCACCCTCTCTATCAGAAGAGAGAGGGCAACTACAGTTCTGTTTCTGTAGTTTACGAGCTCGGTTTAAAAACACGTCTCGTAACAAAACAGGATTTCCTGTTTACGGCTTCTGCACAAAGAATTCGCAGAGCTATCTTTAAGAAATATATCTTAAAGGACAAGCATCAATGCTTGTCACGGGTCTTTTCAGATCCGGATATGTCTGAATTAACTTTCAGACGTAAGGGAAGTCGTTCAAAGATCTTCTCTGGTGACTTTTCAAAAGCCACCGACACACTCTTACATCCTTTCTTGGATGCTATGTGTGCCAACCTTGGAATTGATCCAAGACTTGTACATCAAAATATGTACGTCAACGGCATTCGTACCGTTGTAGGAGCCTTTATGGGGCTCCCAGGATCCTGGTCTCTCCTGGATCTCGCAGTGTTTATCTGCGCGGTGGAAGTAGATTCCACTTTCTCCTTCTATATTAAAGGAGATGACATCATTGCCATTTGGAGTGATGCCATGATACGGAAGTTTATCCGTATTGCTCGTGAACACACGGGCCTGACTGTCAATGATAAGACAGTCATCTCCAGCGAGTTTGGAACTTTCGCTGAAGCGGATTACCAACGTGTAGGTAATCGCAGAGGACTTGCAGTCCTCCGACG